TTCAGGAAGCTTCTTCTTGCGCTTCATTACGTCCATCAGTCGGTTGACAAATGGCAACTGCATCTCGTTAGATAATAATGAATATAATCCTCCTAAAGCTGATTCGAGCTCCTGAGATAACATCCTGATCTCCTCTGCGGTCACACGCTCAGCCTGGCGAACTACGCCTGAAGTCAACAAGAAGGCAGCGCCGAGTCTATCTGAGATAACCTTAATAGACGCTTCTGCTGTCCTGAAGTCAGCAATCTTGTTAAGCTGGAGTGTCGTAACGTCAGCAGCATTGCCTTGCACAATAGCCCCACTAGGAGCTTCTGAAAGTGTCCGTGCGCGTGTGGTGCCGTTAGGGTTAACTAAGAACATCACCTTAGCAGCCGCAGCGCTTCCCTCGACGATAGCTCTTGAGAGTCCTTCGAGTGACTGCAAGTCTCCTAAGTATTCTTCGACATAGCCACGCCCATAGCTCTCACCGTCGATACGTGAGAAACGCAATGGAATAAACGGATTACGGTCAGCTTTAACACGAGAGCCCGATGTGTCTAACGCTACGCCATTAATGTCTTGATATATAATATATTCATCACCATCGCGACATGCAGCTGTATAGAGATGCACCTCGTCTTCTGGGCGACCACCATTAGCTGCAATCTGATCTTTGAGGTCGTCGCTAAGAGCTGCCCAGGACATGTTCTCTTTGGTAGCGATATGAATCACGTTGCCCATAGGATCTCTGTCGATCACAAAGCGATCTAAGTGAAACACTCGAATACCTCCGTCTTCTGGGAGATACAGCAAGACATTACCAGTGATGATCAGATGTTTGAGCGCAGAGTGAATCGCAGTTCTATACGCCTCACGGCTAATCTCATCCATGACTGACTCTTCGACTCGCTGCAACGACGCTTCGATCTCTGAGATTAACTCCTCAGGAGCCCCTTCGTTAGCGAGTGCATACGTATCGATATTCAGTCTGAAAAACGGAGCGTTAGGTGGTAGGAGAGCTAACAGTAATTTCGAGGCGAGGTTATTTACTCCGCGAGCCCCAACGCCCTGAAATGGTGTCTCAAGTCTGCTATGCGCTCCATGTCCCTCTTCGGGCATAACGTAAGGTAACGTCAGCTTAGAGCACGACCTGGCGCGATCTAGGTATTGGTAGCGATGACCTTCGAGAGTGTCATAGACTTGCTTAGCAGTTTTAAAGTTCATAATATATTATATTAACTCATCGCTTGGCTGTGGTTTAAGCGCGATGTATTCGAGGTGTGTAAGTTCTTCGATGAGTCCCTCAGTAAGTGGTCCTGCGATTAACTCATCGTCGGCTGGTGTAAACCTCCAGTTATCGATAGCGATGAGCTTTCTGCCTGAGCCGTCGGTGGCATCAGGTAACGTGTCGACTAACGGTAAGCCGCGCTCAGTGTATCTCCAGGGATAACCACGAGACTCGTCGACTTTCGTAGAGAGAAACCCATAGGTCGCAGGATCAGTAATGTAATACCGAAAGCCAGTCGCAGCGCGTGACTGTTCGACTTCTGTGAGTGGTTGTTCTTCTAGTCCATCCATAATTCTTCAAGGATAAGTTCTTGCATAAGTGGATCATCAAGCGGCTCTTCAATCGGCTCCTCCCAGTGCAATCGCTCAAGGTAAGTCTCAAGGGTCAGCTCTTCGATTCCCTCGCGGTCAAAGTCATCGCTGTCGAGAATGAGTGAACGCTTAACACAATACAGTTTGTCGCTGTTAGTCTCTGGGTCTAAAAACAAGTCATCCCAAAGTGCAAGCCAACGCTCAGTGCCGTCACCGTCAGGTAGACCTCGGGCTGTGTTACCGGATGCTGTGAGTGTCTCGTAAGATTGCTCGTTGGAGAATCTAAAGAAGCGATGGGTTTCGTCGTTCATTAGTTGAGTGATTCGAGTGGTGGGAAAAAGTCAGCGATAGAGTCAACGGTAGGAGCGTCGAGTGGCTCGTCGTTGTCGTCGAAGCCGTCGATGAGTGCGTATCCGCTGTGCTTCAGGATAGCCCACTGTCCCCCTTCGTGATGCTCAATAACATCAGCCCAGCGCACAGTCGTGGTGCCGTCATAGTTTTCACCAGCGACGACCTTATCGTTGTAATCGTCGAGTGTCTCTCGGTCTGTGGATGTATAATACATTACTAGTAGATGGTGTAAGTGTCGTTGATGTTAGCCTCAATGCCGGTGCGGTTTGCAACTTGGTTATCTCCAAATACGACAACTTCCATTAAAGGACCATCTGAGAAAGTTGAACCACCTTGCATGACGTTAAACATATTCTGGCCTATATCAACTTGCGTTTCAGATGCGGTTCCTAACGATGCTCCGTTCCCGAAGACTTCTTGCGTGTTCCCTGTAACTTGAAACGACATGACATTACGCCCTGTTTGCTTAGTATAACTAATAGTTCCTAGTGTATTATATGCCATCGATGAATTGGAAAGATACAACCTTGGGATTGCACCAATGATTCCCATAGCCAACTCATCTTTATAGGCTGCGGTAACCAAGAAATCAGAACTGTCTAGTTCATTAGTAAGCGTTGGGTGGAACAAAGTGTCATCTACGCCGTCACCAATGATTGCTGGGTTGTTCGCTGAGTCAGTCACCAACGTGCCACCATCGACGATTTTTGGTTGTGCGCTTGCGGTTGACTGTGTCGAGTCGTTACCGTTTCCGCTCTGGTCATACCATGTGGTGACGTGGCCGTCGGCTGTGAGTTGGGTAACGGTTACGTTGTCGATGTTGATTGTGTAGTCTCCAGAGGATGAGCGAGCAAACCTAAAAGAGGTGCTACCGCTAGCGACTCCAGTAACCTCTTTGTATTCCCAGTCAGTTGAACAATCAACATGATTCAAGTTGCCACTACCAAAATCAACTCGCACTTGTTTGGATGAAACTGATGCTTTAGCCCAGAATGTTATTTTATATTCATTGCCAATTTGAAGGATATTCTTTGCAATCTCCTTGTAACCACCTGCAATTATATCAAATCTAGCAGAGTTGCTCCCAGCATAAACGACCGAAGTGTCTAACACTGCTCCTCCTCCAAACCATCCTGTCAGACCGTCCTCAAAGCCGCCATTGCCAACTGTAGGAGTTACAAGGTCAACATCAGTATTCACCCAGCTCGTCAGCGTCCCATCGCTCACCTCTGATGCTGTAAAGTCGCTCGTTGCCCCATCGCTTGAGCGTCTCACATTGACGACATTCGGGTCAGCATCAGCGTCGAACGAACGGAGGCTGTAAGCGGCTGCTGGTTGCAAGTCGAGGATGTTAGGAATCACAAGCTCACCGTTGATAAACACCTGCCAGCCTTTGCCGATGAGATTGTCGATTGCCGATAGCGTCGCTGCGGTCAATGCGCCAGTTGATACATCATAATCAATATCGATACCAGCGTCGGCTAGTGGTGTGCCTCCAGATGTGCCGTCAGATGTCCCGTGTTTGCCGCTTGAGTCGATAGGCACAAGGATGTTCTCGACCGATTGAGCGGTGAGGTCCGGACAATTAGTCCATGCGTTATTAAAGACTCCGCTGTTGATACTTGATGGATTCCAGTTGCTAAACACATCTGCGGAGAAGTCGCTGAGTGAAGAGCAGTAACGCCATGTTTGATACATGTTCGTGGCTGACGGTAAAGAACTACTGAAACTTGTGAGGTATGAACACCCATACCACGCCTGATTTGCAGAAGTCACTAATGGTAAGTCAGTGTTGAAACTTGTAAGTGACGTGCAGAGTTGCCACGCTGAAATCACACTAGTAGCCGTAGGTAACGGAGTGCTAAACGAAGTGAGTCCACTAGAATTCCATGCGCTATCAAAGTTCACAGTAGATGCCTCCGTGCCGAGCTTTGCGTCTTGCGGGAATTGCGTAAGTGAAGAGCAGTTGCGCCATGTGGACGTGAAGTTGGTGCCGCTACTTAAGTCCAACGCAGGGAAACTCGTGAGTCCACTAGCATTCCATGCGTCCGTAAAGTTCACATTGGTCGCCTCCGTGCCGAGCTTTGCGTCTTGCGGGAATGATGTAAGTGACGAGCAGTTTTGCCATGATTCAACAAAGTTAGAGCTGTTAGTAGCTTGAATAGCCGAAAACGATACAAGATTACTATTGCCTTTCCAGCTTCTTATTAAATTATTGGCTCCTTGAAACTCTGTTTGCTTAAACTCAACAATATCAGTTCTATTTAACCACGCGGAGCCAAATGCACCAGTATAAGCAGCATCAGACGCACCTCGGTCGATAAGCAACTTACGGGCTTCCTCGATGTCACGACCAGTTGCGCTCTCTGGTAACAAAATGATTCCATACAAATCCCCGAATGCCCGATAAGTCCCAGCGTTGCCAAGCATTGTTAGTTCAGTGACCGCAGTATTGTTCACCTTGTAGGCAAACGTGCCTTTTGAGGTTCCGCAGATTTGCCAGCCAGCTTGAGTCGTCGATGGGATGTCAAAGTGGTCAGTGTTATCAGCGAACGTCACCTTGTAGCCGTCAGTTGTCGGCAAGTCATTCGAGGTGTTCTGGTTAATATAAAAGTCGCTGTCTCCTAAGTCACTGCCAACAATGCGTCCGTTCCAAGATCCACTGCCTGTGAACACTTGGCCGTCATAAGTTGCCGCTGCGTCGAAGAAGTAGTAGCCATCGGTTTCCCAGCGGTAAAACACGTTGTTCCGATTGTTGATGTAGTTGCGGATTTGTGTCGCTTGGTCGTCGGTGATGGTCGCAGGGAACAGTGCGAGATATTCGAGGTCGATTGCGACGTTTTCTCCGCTGTTTCTTATGCCACCTTCGTTTTCCCCGATGTTAAACTCGTCTCCATGTAGTGCAACGGAAATGACATCAGTTTGTTCGTCTGCGTCATTAACTCTACTACTCCGTGATGTGCTAGTTATTTTTACGTCATGAAGTATGTCTCCGTTGGTGTCATCAAATAGATTTAAATGAGTGTCAACAGAGCCAGAAAAACTAGCAAAAGCAAGCGAGGTTCCTACAGATTCATGTGCGCTAAATATTATTCCACCGCTAAGGTAATCATCATTATTCGTTCTATTAACAGATAAAACACGGCCCCAAGTTTCACCGCCATTCCCAAGCACACTGAACGCTGCAAACATGTAACCATCGGTAATCGTCTGTGCAAACAAACCGTGAAGACCATCGTTTACACCATCGAACCGAAGCACAGGCTTCTTGATAATCGTCGCTGGGTCGTTCCCTGACTGATTGATGGTTACCACTTGTCCAGTCGCGCAGGTAAACTTGGTGTCACCGTGGCGGGGGCTGTTGGTGGCCGTGAAGTCGCAGTTGAATACCTCAGTGCCTTCGATGGATAGCGTGGCTTTCTTTATGTATCCGTTGAGTGGTTTGAGTGACGAGGCGAATTGCCCGTTAAATGAAAGATGTGTTAAATCATAAGCCAAACTATTAACTCCTGCCACTGTTGCCTTAATTGTGCCGTCTTGTTTTAGTGTTAGCGTTCCTCCACTGCGTTCAACGGTTAATGTAGACGCTCCAGTTGCTAAAGCAGACACAGAAGAGGGACTACCGCTTGAGTAATAGAACGATGAGCCACCATAAATTCCCAATCTACTGGCTGGGTCAGCTCCAGTAGCCAAGTAAAAATTACTTGCATCAACGAGATATACCTCCATCTCAAACACAAAGTCTTCATTGGCTGCGATGCTTGGGATGGTTACGGCTGGCGCATTCCCAGTAACAACAGGCTGATAAAGATAACCACCAACAACACCATTAGAGTCAGCTGTGAGCGGCAACGCTTTAGGCTGATTGAGTGCAACTGATTGCGTCGCGTCGCCTCCTGCGTTGGTTCCTCTAGCGAGATTGCGTAACACAGGGACGCTCTCCAAGAAATCTGCTGTTGTGGTGACTTCTTCGAGGACGTTGCCAGATGTCGCTGGGCTGGTCAGTGTAGATAGATTGAGTGCCATTGGTTGTTAAAAATATATTATATTAGAGGCTATCGCTGTGGTATGG